ATATTTTCTCCTTTCGGACTGCCTGTGCGTGATGGCACTGCGCTTGCGCGGTTTTGCGTGGATCTGGGCCTTTCTGTCATAAAAGGAAAGAGGCCTCTAAAAGATTACATGATTCGCAGGACAAAGTCAATGGCTGCGGCAGCATTTCCGGGCGGCACCGTATGAAACGGGGGGGGGCGGGTGCTTTGCCGGGGATGAACTTCGACTCCCCGGGAGCGACCGGAAAAAATCTCCCCGCCAAAAGGCGAGGAGATTTTTTGGTGCTCCAGCGGGGATTTCCCCTATCGGGGATAAACTTCGACTCCCCGGGAGCAGCCAGAAAAAAATTCTCCCGCCGAAAGGCGAGAGAATTTTTTTGGTGCTCCAGCGGGGATTCGAACCCCGGAAGTATTGACGTAAAACAGTTGAAAATGCAGCGTTTTTCAATTATCGTTAGCATTTTTGTTAGCATTTTTGCGAAAAGAAATTGCGAATTCCGTCCACCTGCTGCGCTATGTCCGCATCCGCAAGGTGTGTATAGATCTCGCGCACAACCTTGTCGTTTTTCCAGCCGCCCAGACGCATGGTTATCATCATCGGCACTTGCAGATGATAGCATAGTGACGCGAAGCTGTGCCGCAGTCCGTGAACGCCGATCTCCGGCAAGCCGGAATTGCGACACACGCGGTTAACACGGCGGCAAATAGCGCCCGGCGCTGTCGTGACAACCCGCCCGTTATCGCCGCCATCTGCCTGATCTACAAGCTCCTGCAGCCGTGGTATCATGATCGGCACGGTACGCCGCGATGTTGCGTTCTTATTCGTCTCTTTGTATATGCGCTTGTTGTTCTTGTCGTACACGACGGCACCGGCGACCGTGATCGTATGGTCTTTCAGCTGCGTCCAGTCCAGCGCGCATATCTCTGACCGGCGCAAACTGTGCAGCGCCAGCAGCGCCGGAATTTCGACGTCAGTTCCCCGAATCGCATCCACAAAAATTAGAATTTGGTCGTATGTCAGAAAATTGTGAACCGGAGTTTGCTTTTCCGGCAGCGACACGTTCGGCCTTGCCATTCCGGCCGCTTGAATGGACGACGACACTAAACCCCAAGCATTGTACAGCGTCTTTGTTGCGACCTTCGCCGCTTCGTCGTTAATCATGCGCTGATATTGGATTTTTCGGATGTCTGTGTCCATGTAGCCCTGAAATCTTTTGCTCAGGATCACATAATATCCACGAATCGTCTCCGGGGATTTCACGTTCTCTCGCACCTGTATATATTGCTCGATCGCGCTGCGCAGCGTGACACACGCGCTTGCCGGTTGTGGCCTCTTCCCGTTTCGATAGTCCGCCTTAATCTTTTCCGCCTGCCGGATGCACTCCGTGCGTGTTGCCGCCGACACCGGCACGCTCGCTCCGCCGAGGCGCATCTGGATAAACCACGTTCCGCTTTTTAGTTTTCGCGGCTCAGGTACTTTCATCTTGTAGCCTCCTCAGTCCGGGCGATACACGTTTACGCGGCCGTCTTCGATGTCACCGTACAATTCCAGCAGCTCGTCATAGCAGCGATACAGGCTTTCTATCGCGTCTTGCGCGTCCTCGTAGGTGTAGACGCCCTCGCCCGCCAGATAGCTGTCCAGTATTTCCGCATTCACGCCGATGTCGCCGCCCGGCCCGTCCAAAAGATAGGCCGCGTCCGCTTTGTTCGCCGCTACCACACCGGCATTAAACCCTTCTTCGTAACTGTCGTCAATCGCCTCTTGCTCCCAGCTGCACCCGCACAAAGTAAGCGAGAGCAGCACAGCGGCCAGCGCCGCAGCAATCCCGCGTTTCCGCATTTGCATATCCCCCTTTTTGTATATTCATTCCCGCTCGTTCCACCCGCGTTATTTTTCAATGGGTATGGCTTTGTTCCACGGGTACGGATTCGGCTCCGGAACTTTGTGATCGTGCTGGTAGCTTTCAAATGTTCCGCTGAAATTATACCGCTCTGCGTAACGCGCATACGTCGGGTGCTGGATGTAAGTCTCGATGCGGTCGGCGTAGTCATCGACTACGGAATCTGCATAGCGGAGATAAGACGCGGCCTCTATGACCTGGCGCTGCGAGACGGAAAGGCTCTTTTGCGTGCACTGCAGATGATAGCCCATCAGGCAGCAGGAGACGGCCAGCGCGGCAGACAGCACGGAGAGCGCAACGACGGCCGCCTTCCTTGGCACCCGTTTTCGCTGTATTTCCGGCGTGGCATTCTGATAATTCACAACGCTTCCCCCTTTTTGCATATTGTTTTCCGCCTGCGCCACAATACCACAAGCGGCCTGCACCATCAAGATAGCACAGCTTTCCGCTTTCTGCAACAAAATCCCCGAAAACGGAAATTTTCTGGCCGGAATACCGGCCAAAAACGACACGCAGCCGCAAAAATGTGGTAAGGTAGTGCCAATATGCGGAACAACGTACGTTACTATAGATTGTACAAGGGCGTAAGTCAGCGCTGGCTTGCGCAGAAAGTGGGGTGCAGCCATAGCACACTAGGGGCAATCGAACGCGGAGAAAGCGCGCCCAACGTATACCTTGCGATGCGGATCGCGCGGGCGCTGGACGCGACAGTAGAAGAACTATGGAGGGAGAACTATGACAGATGAGCAATGGAGGGCGTACTTACGGCGCGAGATTGAGCGGCTGCTGATCCTCGCGGACACGCGGACGATGGTGCTAACGTTGGAATTTCTACGTGCAGCAACGTAACCAAAGTGAACAGGCAAAGAAAGAGGAGCAGGACATCAATCCTGCTCCTCTTTCTTGTTTTCCGCGGTGATTTGCTGCGCGAACGACTCAATATCCGCCCACCGCTCTTCCGGCAGACGCGCCAGCGCCAGCAGAAACCGCCGTCGGAAATTGTCGTCCTCGCCCTGCATGACGTCGCCGACAAAGCGCATAATCTCCTTGTCGCGCGCAATCTGCACGAACATCTCGCCCTCGCCGGTGCGCAGCCAGTGCTCGCTGACGTTGTATGTCCTGCAGATCGAATTTATTACAACGTCGGATATGTTGCGGCCTATTTCGTAGTTTGCAATCGCTCCGCGCTTAATACCGATTCTATCAGCAAATTCCTGCTGTGTTAGTCCAAGCGATTGCCGCAGCGCTTTGATTCTATCTCCCATTGGAATCACCTCCTTGCCGCAATAGTAGCAATCAAGATGCAAATTGTCAATAGAAAATGCAAAATAAACACAAAAAGCGCTTGACAAATGTGTTTACATTGCTTACAATGGCAATACAAACACATATATGTGCAAAGGAGGTGAACCTGATGAAGCGAAACGAGAAAATCAAAGTCTTTTACAAGGACGGGAAAATCGGCATCCCGTGCGTCCATTTCCACTATCTCGGCGCGGACGTATGGATCGAGTCAAGCAAGTCCAAAGACTTTCTGCGCCGCTGCTTCTGCGTGTTTCGCGCAGAACGGCACGCAAGAATTGTCCTCCGCCACCTGCGGGAGATTCAGCAGATAACGGAGGACATCAACAAGAGTGGATGGGCGGACTAAAGCGTAACCTTGCCCGCGAGCGAGGCCATGGCCCGAAGCTGAGCAATCCAATCTTCACGCATCGGGTTCATGGCTCCGCAAGCATCGCAGCGGAACGCATCGTCGGAGAAAGTAACCGGAATGTACATGAGCGCGCCGCACTTCTGGCAGGGAAACGCGCAAGTACTCTCCGGCCCGGGTATCGATTGCATACAACTCACCACCTTTCTATAAGAGATGCCAATAAAATAACACAAACACCAGAAGATAACAAGCCAACGGCTCCTTTCGCTGTTGAGGAGGTGAACAAAACGGAGATCATGAAGATCCCCGGCGAGGTGCGCCGGGCGCTGCGCCACGCACCGACGGCAGAGCCGCCGCACCCGCTGCCGATGGCAGAGGCGGGCGAGGTGGTAAAGGACGCGAGCAGCGTATGGGACTATCTGACCGGGGCAGGAGCACCGGAGCCGGTGCGGGAAGCGTTCAAGCGCGTGTGTGAGCGCGCAGGCGTGCCGTACATCATCGAGCCGGAAACAGCGGGTCGTTGAGCCGCTCCTCCGTTTCCGCAATCAACTGTTTCAGCGCCGTCACGGCGCAGCGGTGGCAGACGTCGGAACCGTCTGCATCGTCGCAGTAGTTCGGCATTGGCGTGCCGTCCTCGCTGACATTGAAGAAAAACATATGTTTTCTGCCGAGATCCCGCGGGCAGGAAACGCGCGTGTATGGCTGGTTCATTTGCTCACCTCCTTCACGCGATTTTCACCACAACATTACCACAAAATGACGAATCCCGCAACAGAAAGGAGGTGATCCAATGCTGACGAAGAACGAACAAAAAACGCTGGAGCGCCTCGGCCGCATGATGCAGAGCATGGATGACATGCAGAAAGCGCAGCTCTGTGCCTTTGCGGAAGGCTTGGCGATGGCGCTGGAGCGCAAAGGAGCGTGAGGCGGCTTTATTTGCCGTCTCCGCCCTTCTTGCCCTTGCCGGAGTGTCTGTCTACGATCGCATGAACGAGCGCTGACACGGGCCAACAAACGGCCGCGAGCGTGATTGCACCGATTGGCACCGCGGCGACGCTCAGGGCGACCATTGCCCAGGTGTTTGACGTTTTGGTTTCTTTCGGTTTCGGCGTTGGCGTTGGCCTCGGTGTTTGTGTCGCCCGTTGTTTGGTGCTTGACCCGCCGCTGTTGCGGCCGGTCTGGTCGTCAAAGTTGTACGGGCAGTCAACAACCCCGTCGCCGTTCATGTCGTAGTGCTGATGTGCCGGATAACCGTGGTGGTAGTGGTATTCACCGGTTGACCGGTCATAGTGCCCGCCGTTTGCGTCTGTCCGCCCGCTGTGTGCCAGCACAGCAGGAGAGAGCAGAAGCAAAAACGCAAGCAAAAATGCAAGAAATCTTTTCATCGCATCGCATCATCCCTTTTACCGAAAGATTAGCACAGAATTCCAAGCATTGCAAGGGAGGCGATTGCGCCTCGACCATGGCGCTTTTTGCTCGTGGAACCAGAATGGAACCAACCTGGAACCAGAATGGAACCACAGTATAGAGTAGAAGAGGTTTAGTTAAGGTTTAGAAAAGGCAAGAAGAGGTTTAGTTAAGGCTAGGGGGTTGCGCGCGGGCGCGAGCGCCGCGGCGCACATCCCAAGAAACGATTTTGACAAAGGAGAATCCTCATGGAGAAAGAACGCACCGTCGCAACAAACGAAGCGGACGCCGCCATTGAGGCGGAGATCGCGCATCTGAGAACGGACGAGTATGTCCGGCTCGCTAAGCGCTACGAGTACGCGCGTACCCGCCGCAAGCAGTATCTGTACCAGCTCCGTTATTACCAGAAGAAAGGCCGTGAGCTTGCCGCCCTCGGCGTGACGATGGACAACCTCGACGAGATGCTGTGTAGCTCAGAGGAGGCGTGACCCATGCCGAAATTGAGAAAACGCGCCAACCGCTACGATCAACTGCAGGCGCTGCTTTATGGGCAGCTCCGGCTGCACGGCACGAAGCCGGAGGATCTGCTCGGCTGCTGCCGCGAGACGGCGGCGAAGCGCCTGCGGGACATCGACCGCATGCCGGTCGGCGACCTGCTCGCGCTCGGGCAAAGGCTTGACATCCCGATCGCCGACCTCCGCGCGGCAATCAGGTATCAGTAAACAACGAGAAAGGGGAAACAACATGAACGAAATCACAGTCACGTCGCAGCAGCAGCTTGACAATCTGCCGCACGACTTTCATGGAAGAATCTACATAAAGTTAGGCACGCCGTATGATAAGGCTATCGTAAGGCGGAAATATGATTTTGCCTCCGTCGTGGCGCGGGGGAACAGCTCCGTCGTGGCGCGGGAGAACAGCTCCGTCGAGGCGCGGGAGAACAGCTCCGTCGTGGCGTGGGGGAACAGCTCCGTCGTGGCGCGGGGGAACAGCCAAATCAATCAAAAGAGCGATGCATCTAAAATTAACGCATCCAGTAATGCGCGCGTTGTGCACGACCCGCACACCATTGACGAATATGTCGATTTTTACGGCATTGAGAACAGCAACGGCAAAGCGAAACTGTTTAAAGCGGTGCGGAAGCACGACGGTGTGTACCGCTCGAACTGGGATGCAGATTTTGTGTATACAATCGGGGAATCAGTTGCGGCAGACGGCTTTTGCGCTGACCCTAACAAAAATTGCGGGCGCGGTATCCATATGGCCTATCTCGACTGGTGTCTGGCATACGGAAACTGCTGGACTGATCTCGCAATCCTCGAAGTCGAAGCGGACATGAGCACAGTTGTTGTGCCGAAATACGGCTCCGGCAAAGTTCGCGCCCCGTCTTGCAAAGTGATTCGGGAGGTTCCGCTGGAAGAATGCGGCTTGTACGGAAAGGTGCTGGCCAAGCGCAGAAACGAAGGGGCAGCATGAAGGTTTTCGGAGATCCGCGCGCTCGGGCAAAGGCGCGCCGCTACATCATCTGGGGCGTGGAAGATGGCATCGTGTGCGCCAGCTTTTTGGCGGGCGGCTACCTGATGGGATGGCTGTTCCATGTGGTCTTCGCGGCACTGGGGGTGGCGTGATGACGGAAGAACAGCGCCGTGTGCATAACGCATACAATCGTGCGTATTACGCGCAGCACCGTGACCGCATCCTGCAAAACAGGCGCGATAACCGCGAAGCGCGCAACGCATATATGCGCAAATACCGCGCGGCGAACTACGAAAAGCTGTCTGCGTACTACAGCGACAGACGGCGCAAAAAATCGCGTGACACCGCTTTCGGCGCGTTTTTGCGGGAAAACGGTATCACGCAGACAGCAGCGGCAAAAATGCTTGGCGTGTCTGTATCAACGGCAAACTGCTGGGCGAACGGAATCACAACCGCGGACGAAGATAAGATCCGCGCGGTGTGGCCGGAGTATGGGAGTGCGGAATGTCGAAACTGACGATCGAACCGCCGGTTGAACCCCCGGCCTACACCTGCCCGCGCTGCCCGGTGTGCGATGCGGAGACGGACAAGCTGCTGCGTGACCGATGTGGAAACATTGTTGGCTGCCCGGAATGCGTGAAGGAGGTAGACGCATGGACATTGTAAGTGACACCTACATTCGCGGCGGCATCCCGCAAAGCCGCTATTGCCGCAGTTGCGCGCACTATCAGGTGCTTTCCGGCTGCAGCAATAGCAAGGGCGAACCCGGCGCACGGGTGTGCCTGTACATCCTCGACACCGGCCATCGGCGGGGATGCTTGCCCGGCTACGGATGCAACAAGCACATTACATTCGCGCAGTGGCGCGAGAGCAAGCGCGGCAGCGCCGTCCTGCGGCAGAAGCACAGCCAGAGCCGCCCAAGAAAGCGGAGGGCAGAACCATGACGACCGGCCGCGCAACCCTGCGCTATATCCTCGCCCGGGCACGCATCTACTTTGCCGACGAGCACATTGCCTGTGATTACTGCCCGTGTCTGGAGACATACAGCCGCAAGCAGTGCCGCCTTACCGGCGAGTATCTGCTCGACACGCGCACCATCGGGTACAACTGCCCGCTGGAGTTTGAGCCGGAAGGAGGCGAAACACCATGAATAAATTCCGTTGCCTGCGCGCGGACGAGATCGAGTGCCGCGTGCAGCAGGTCAAGGATAACGGCCTTGTCCTCCTGCTCTACAAAGACGCGCGCTGCGACATGATTATCTTGGACGAGACGGTCGGCGCGATGAACTGGCAGCGAGAGCACCGGCGCGATAACGCAAACTGCGTCGTGTCTATCTGGGACAGCGAAAAAGGGCAGTGGATCAGCAAGGAAGATACCGGCAAGGAATCCAACACGGAGGCGGAAAAGGGCCTCGCGTCCGACAGCTTCAAGCGCGCGTGCGTCAACTGGGGCATCGGCCGCGAGCTGTATACTGCACCGTTTATCTGGATCCCGGCAGGAAACTACACTGCCAACGGCCGCAAGTGCTATGACAAATTCGCGGTCGAGAAGATCGAGTACGTGAAAAACGACGACGGCTCCGACCGTCACGAAATCCTGAATCTCTCCATCCGCAACACGACCATGAACAAGCGCGTGTTTGTCCACATCGGCAGCACCGCAAAGAAAGGAAGTAAATAACCATGATTATTCGCACCAGAACCGGCGACTGCATCGTATCTGGCAAACTCTCCCGTGACGCAGAGTTTGCCAACGTGGGCGCAAAAAACACGCCGCTGACGAAGTTTAGCATTCCCGCTCGCGACACTGTGCAGCCGGACGGCAGCAAAACCACCGAGTGGATCAACTGCGAGGTCTGGTATGAGGCCGCCATGAATGCTGCACAGTTCAAAAAGGGCGATGCCGTCATCATCTGCGGCCAGCTCTCCACGCGCAGCTATACCACGCGCGATGGGGAGGAGCGCAGCGAGGAGCGCCTGCGTGCAGACGCCTTTGTCAAAGCGTCTGTCCCGGTCTCTTCTGCCAGCGTGGAGCAGCTTGCCTCCGCCTATCCCGGCGTCGTGCGCGGCGTCGGAGTTGTCGCGGACGACTTCACGAATGAGCCAAAGTTTGAGGAACTGCCGGACGACGAATCCGACCTTCCGTTCTAACTGGGGTGCGCCATGGCAGAAAAGCGAATGTTCGCGCGCTCGCTCATCGACAGCGATGCGTTTCTGGAGATGCCGCTCTCCGCGCAGGCGCTGTATTTCCACCTGAATATGCGCGCGGATGACGACGGGTTTATTAACAATCCGAAGCGCATCACGGACTATGTCGGCGCGGCGGCTGACGATCTGAAGCTGCTCCTTGCAAAGCGCTTTATCATCGTCTTTGATTCCGGTGTCATTGTAATCCGGCACTGGCGCATGCACAACACGCTCAAAAGTGACCGATACCATCCGACGAACTATCAGGCAGAGTTTGCAACGCTCTGTCTGGAGGAAAACAAGGCATACTCCGAGTGCCAGCAGACGCCACCGGCCGCAGAACCGGCCAGAGTGGAAAAGCCAGCCGCGCGGCCGGCGCAAAAAGCCGCCGCAAAGCCTCCGGAAAAGAAACCCTATGGAGAAATGCACAACGTCATGCTCACGGATGAAGAGCTTGAAAAGCTGCGGCATGATTATCCCGCGCATTTTGCGGAGTACATACAGCGATTGTCACTGCACATCGACGCAAAGGGCGCGCGCTACAAGTCGCATTACGCGGTCATCCGCAAGTGGCTGATCGCCGACGGCGTCAAAGCGGAGAGCGAAAAGTGCGTGCCTTTGCCTGGGCAGAGAAACGATTTGGCGCGCGTCGAGAAAATGCTCGCGGCAATGAAAGGGGGTGCGCGGGATGCCGACCATGTTAGCCCTTGACCCCGGCAACCGGGAAACCGGCTGGTGCATCGTCGATACGATCACCCGCGCACCGGTGCAGGGGGGAAAGGACGAGAACACGCTCGTCTCCGGCATTGTGTCCGGCAGCGCGTTTACCGTTGCCGCGATCGAGATCATCGAATCTTACGGCATGGCGGTCGGGCGTGACGTGTTCGAGACGTGCGAGTGGATCGGGCGCTATAAGCAGTTGCTCGACGCCCGCGGCGTACCGTACCACATCGTCACGCGCAAAGAAGAAAAGCTCAATATCTGCGGCAGCCCTCGCGCGAACGATACCACGATCCGCCACGCGCTGATTGACCGCTTCGCGTCGCACGACTTCCGCAGCGGTAAGGGCACGAAAGCAAATCCAGACTTTTTCTACGGCTTCCGCGCCGATCAGTGGAGCGCGTATGCCGTTGCAACCACCGCCCTCGACAGGGCAGAATACGAAAAGGAGAGTGTAACCAATGGTATTAGCTGAGGACATCATCTTTGCCGTGCGCGATTTGCTCGATAACGACAAAGGCAACCTGAATTTTTCACCGGCTTCGCGCTACGCGGTGCAGAAGCTGATCGACTACGCGCGCGAAGAGCACTGTGCGCGCGTAGTGCTCTCAACGCAGTTGGACGTGCTGCGCGAAAACAACGCATTTATCAGGCGTCAGTCAGAGCGCAAGGACAAGACCATCGATGACCTGCGTCAGCAGCTTTCTTTTCTGCGGCAGGAGGTCGCGGAGACGGGGGTGTGAATATGGACGTGGTAGAATTTTTTAGCGAATTCAGACGGATGTGCAAAGCGTCCAGCGATTGCGCAAAGTGTGAGTATCACGGCGACAAATGCGATAATGCCATCGAGCTTTGGGGAAAAACCGTTGCTGAGGTGGAACAGTGGTCTCGGGAGCATCAGCGCAAGACGCGGCAAAGCGAGTTTCTTAATATGTTCCCGACTGTCAGGATGAACGAAGTTGGCGTCATCGACGTGTGCCCGGCGATTGTTGACGACAGATACAGAGGCAAAACTTGCGGTAATCGAACACTGCTTTCGTGCCCGGATTGCCGCCGCGAGTTCTGGATGCAGGAGGTAGAGTGATGGAGAGACTGACGTTTGACGGCAATTTTTGCGACATCTCGCAGTGCCGGGAGCTGCCGTGTCCGTATAACAACGCTTGTACGCCACGACAGGTGTGGGAACGCCTGAAACAGTACGAAGATAGCGGCCTGTCCCCTATCGCTTGTGAGGAAGCGAGAAAAATTGAGAATGGACTGTCTAAGCATGGTTACTCCATTGCGCGCATGGTGGAATTGATGCAGGCCGATAAAGACGGCCGTGTGATGGTGCTGCCGGAAGGAGGAAAACGCGATGGCTGAATACATCGAGCGTGAAACGTTTTTGAAAGACATCGAAGAGCGATATTGTTTACCGTGCAAAGGGGCAGGAAAAGACCACAACGGCTGTATGTGCCGCGCTTGCTGGGTGGACGATATGCGCGGAGAAGTAATAGACGCGCCCGCCGCCGACGTTGAGCCAGTGGTGCGGTGCAAGGACTGCAAGCATCATTATGACTGCGGCATACATTTTTGCGATCGGCTTGGAATGGATTGCCCAAATGATTCGGATTTTTTCTGCTCCTACGGAGAGAGAAAGGACGGAGGTGTAGAATAATGCGAAACCCATGTAAGGACTGCATCTATTATCGCAAGGAGAATAGAACTTGCCAGTCGAAGAAATGCGCTACTGGTGGTAGTGGAAAAGTATCTTGGATTGATAAATTGTTCTGTTCCCCATGCAAAAAAGATGGACGGTGACGACGATGCCAAAGAGAGTTAACCCGCGCCGCCGCCCAGCCACGCAGGCAGACGTGCAGCGCGCAAAGGACACGGCGACGGCGGATGCCTGCCGCGTGACGCTGGCGATCTTTTTTACCGCGCTGTTGGACAAGGAGGGCATGTGCGCCGAGCAGCTCCAGCGCATCTGGCGCGAGGTCGAGGCGCTGTCGGAGAGCGTGCGAGACGGGTACGTCTCTGCGCCCGACCTGATCCGCGTGCTGCGCGAGGAATATGGGATCGACATTGTAGGGGGGTGAAAGCCATGCGCAGAAAACCGTTCGCGCCGCTTACGCCGGAACAGCAGCAGCTCGCGGCGGATAACGAGAAATTGATCTGGTTTTTCTTGAAGAAATACGCATCTAGAAGCGACCCACAGGAATTGTACGGCGTTGCCGCCGAAGGCCTGATACGCGCCGCGGCTACATACGATCCGGCACGAGGAAAATTCTCCACGCACGCAATGTACCAAATGCGCAGCGCGGTCGATCTCAATCAGCGCTACGCGAAACAAAAGAAACGTTCAGGGAAACCGGTACTGCACATGGATGACGTTGACGCGGTTGACCCGAACAAAGAATGTAACGCGAAAATGTGCGGTGTCGTGCCGCTGCGAGACAGGCCGTGCCTGTCGCTGGACGAAACCGGCGCGGATGTAGAACGCTTTCTGCGGTCACTTCCTGCGCGCGATCGTGAACTCGTCCGTATGCGCATTGGCGGCGACACGCTCAAAGAAATTGGTGACACATTTGGAATTACGATTCAGGCAGCCAGCGCGCACATGAAGCGCATAGCAAATAAGTGGGAAGCATTTGAACTCTATGGAACACAAGAAAGGAAAAGATAACAATGAACGAAAACGAACTGCTTGAAGCCACGCGCAACGGCGCGCGCAACGATCTCCGCCTCAGCATCCTGACGGACGCGATCTTCAACGCCGCCCGGCTGAACTACAGCGGTACAAAGCTCGCCTTTGACGACGACGAGCTTTGTGCCGTACTTCGGGCAATGTACCCGGATGACTACGACGGCGTGCTTGCAAATCTGCAAGCGCTCAAGGCGGGCGAGGATGTAAAGGACGGTGACGCGTTTTGACCCGTTCCGAAATCCTGAAAGCCGCAGAGCGCTGCGTCTGCACCGACCGAAATCAGCAGTACGGTGAGCCGGAGGACAATTTCCGCACAATCTCCATGCTTTGGAGCGTTTACCTCTGTGCGCGCGGCATGGATCAGCCGCTCGGTGCAGCCGATGTCGGCGCAATGATGGCGCTGTTCAAGCTCGGCCGCATCGCAACCGGAGGCGATAAAGCGGATAACTTCATCGACCTCGCCGGATATGCCGCCTGTGCCGGGGAAATTTCAACGGAGAGCGGGCGCGACCGCAAAGACGTGAAATGTAGCGCGGAGAATAAAAGCCGCGCAGAGACGCAAAAAACAGTCTCAGCAGAAAAAGCACCGCACAAGACCACGTTCGCAGAGAACAAAAATGTTCGCATGGCGCGCGGCCTCGACGGGCGGTATATCGTCACGACCGGCTGCACGGTGATGGAAGCTCCGAGCCTCGCGGAAGCGATGCGCATCATCGCGGAGTATGAGCATACCGGATCGTAAACGAAAGCACATAAAGCAAAGCAGCACGCAGGATATGCGTGCTGCTTTCTTGTTGTGTGTTTGTCACGAGAAGAGCTTCCAGAGCTGGTTGAACTGCTTCGCGGTATAGCCGTTTTGCATCGCCCACGCATACAAATCTGCTTTCTTGTACTTCCGCTGGCTGGTTCCCGGCTTCGTCGCGTACTTTGCCTGATAAAAGTCCACGATCTGCTTCAGCTCGTACCCGCCGTTGTATGCGGTCTCGAACTTATCCTGTGTGCCCTCGCTGAGCTGCTGCGCCATGATGTTGAGCATGAGATTGTCGCCGCCGCGCTTGTTCCCGGCGGTTTTCAGGACAGACTGCAGCACATTGCCGGTTTTCGTGCGCTTGTCCTCCGGCAGCGCGTCCTTTGCCGTGCCGAGCATCGCCTTGTATACGGCGTTCTCGCCGATCGTGCCCGTGCTTTTCGTCGTCCAAGCCGGAGTGTCGCCGCCGTCGAGCTTCGCCTTCTTCTTGCCGGCCGATGTTGCGACTTCCAACAGGTTTTGAATCGCGGCCGCTTTCTCCGCGTCGCTCGACTGCTTGTATACCGAACTCCGAATGACTTTCTGAATGTTGTCATAGGCCGTCTGGCCATATGCCATCTGGTACTGCCGCCTCTCGTCCTGATCCAGCGACACTTTTTCGCCGTCTCTGTTTCCACTGTTTGGCGCTTTCTTCTCCGGATATTTTATGTCGATGTTCTCGCCAAGCCGGTACAGCTCTTGGTTCACGGCGCTCGTCCGGTACTTCGTCACGCTGCCGGGATTCAGTGTCGCGTTCAGGAAGTTTTCTGCTGCCGTGCCGGTGTATTTCTTCTCCTGCCCCCAGTTGTCCAGCGCAGCCGGAAGCGTTTCCCGAAGCCCCGGGATCTTGCTCTTCATCGCGCTCAGACTGTTTTCCCACACGGTGTCGCCGTTGTAGGTGTCGCGCACCGTCCCGTCAACCCCCTGCGCCACGCCGGACACGACGTTTGGCACAAAGCTGGTTGCCTGAGACGCGCCATAGCGGAACGTCGCGTCCGCAAGCTTGCCGCCCGTGGTGTCCGCTTTGGAGTACTTGAGGCTGTTCTCAATCTCCTGAAACTGCGACATAGCGGGCAGATCCATCACGCTCTGAAAAGCAGATTCCAGATTGCCGCCCGCAACGTTTGCAAACGTCAGGCCCTCGTCCTTGTAGCAGTCTGCCAGCAGTGCGCCATAGGTCATCTGCGCGTTGATCGGGTCGAGGAAGCCGATAGATACCAGGTCGTCCCCGTCGCGCCACTCCGTGCTTTCTCCGGCAATCCACCGGTTGAGTGCACTAAGGTTAAGCTGCGTGCCGCTCACGCCCTCGGACTTTTCGAGCGCTTCCTTGTCCTTGTCGTCGTCTCCGGCGACGTTCATGATACCGGCCCCGGCAAGCACGGCAAAAAATGCGATGCCCATCGTGCCGTTGAACGCGCGGCCGAAATCCGTCACAGCCTTCGCCTGTTCGGATGCGGTCAGCGTTCCGGCCTTTGCCTTGTTTAAGACTTTGACGACCTCCGCACCGGCGTTAATAAACCCGGCAGGGGAGTATTGAATCGCTGCGCTCGCAATGTTGCCGGGCACGTTTGTGAATGGCAGGATGAGATCGCCCACTCCGAAGCTGCCGCCGCGCTTGTCCTTAATGCTAAATACGTTCAGCGCTCTCCGCACGACACCCGTCGCCTGCGCGAGCTTTCCTTCGTTCTGGAACGTGCGTTCCCTTGCGGTTTCCTCCGCGCGGCCGTCAAGCGCGCCTTTTGCCACCTTGCCCTTGGCTTCCAGCGCGTCAATTCCGCGCTGCGCTTCCGCCTGAATGCCGCCTTTTTGCATCTGGTCAGACGTGACCATGGCATAGTTGCTGTATTTCTCCCACGTGGAGAGAAACCGTTCCAGAAAGTTCCCGGTCATCTTGAACGACCTGCTGCCGCCGGTTTCGTATTTGCCCTGTGCGTTGGAAACGCTTGCGTCAAGGCCGGTTTCAATGTACGACTTGAGCGTTGCCTCGCCCATGCCTTTTCGTTTTGCCTTGGAGAGATAGCTCTTGTCCGCGGCTACGGAGCGTGTGCCGGTGTATTTTGACAGCAGCATGTCCAGCCCGACGCCGATGTTGTTTGACACGGCCTCTACCGGGTCATACACCATATTGCCGACAAGGTTTCTGGCAGCCGTCGCCGGTTTCGAGAGCATGGACAGATAACGATAGGTTTTGATCTGTTCGAGCGTGGACGGTTTCGCGTAGTCATACGCAATGCCGCGCACCTGGCTTGCGGCAACGTCACGCAGAAACGCTTCGCCGCCCGGCAGTTTCTTTGCCTGCTCAAGCGCCTTTTCCATTGTTCTGCCCATCTTGTTCGACCACAGGCCGTTTGTGCGCCGCTCCGTGCTCATGTCTTTGATGAGGTCAACCACGCCGTCCACGTCGCCTTTTTCGATGCTGCGCAGCTTCTCCGCGTTCTGGCTCACGCTGTCGAGAATCTTCTTGCGCTGTTCGTCCGACATTTTGCGCGTGCGCGCGCTGTCGTTCAGCAGTTGGATCGCGTCCGCTTCCATTAGCGCCGGGTCAGACGCGAGCTGCCGCCGCTGCCGCAGCGCCTGACCGGCTTCTGTGCCGTGCGCATCCCACTCTTTCATGAGCTTTGCCACTTCGGCATAGGCATCTTTGCTGCCGCTCTCGCGCGCCTTGGCCACTTCTTTGACGATGATCTTGTGTGCAAGCACCGTGTCGGTATCGTTCCAGTCCTGCTTTTCACCGAACAGGTCTGCCTTTTCGCCCTCGTAGTCCGATTCAAAGCGCTCCTGCGCCTTTGCGTTTACCTCTTCGTCGCGGTTGATCTTGTGCGTCCTGCCTTCCGGCCTCAGCCCTTCCATTGCACGCTCGTCGTCGGTGAGCACGCCGTCGGTCGAGCGCGTCTGTGTCCGCGCCTCGGCATAGCCAAACTCCGCGGATTTTGCGCCCTGTCCTTCTGGAAGCGTGCCGCGCTGCCCGGCATCCATCTCCGCTTCCTGCTGCTGCACGTCTGCAAAATTGTCACTGTTTTGTGACTGTTCCTGCGCCGCTTTTGCGGCCTCTCGTGCGTCGTGCTGCGCACGCCAATCGTTATAGGCTTCCTCCTCCGTGATCTCTCCGAGCATGAGCGACAGGTCATTATCTCGATAATACTCCCACGAGTACGGGTCAGTACCACCGGAAATCTGGCTTTTTGATTCCATGTATGCCGCGTCAGGAGCAGCATATTCGCCGTTCGGTTTTGTGTAGCCGTCTACGAGCAGGGAGTCCAGCGCCTTTTCTACGCGCTTTGCGTCTGCATAGTTTTCCGTGCCGTTGTCTTTCACGATCGCATCCAGTGCACGCAGAATCTCCGGCCGGGAAAGGCCGGTTTTGTCAATCACGTGCTGCACAACGCGCGAGTTGTTCGTGATCGTGCCTTCCCCGCGCTTATGTCGGTCGCTCTGCATTGAGCCGTAAATCATAGTGGTAAGATCTTCTGCAACGCGCTCAAAGTGCTCGTGCAGTTCCGGGTGGTTGTACTGGAATGACTTGGTGCTCCGCTTGGCGACATATTCGTCTGTCCGGTTGTCGATATGATCTTCCGGCGTATATTCCTGCGGCTGCCTGTTCGCGTCCCGCTCCGCGCTCTGCCCTGCTTCCGTAGCACGTTCCCGCGCCGGGCTCTGCGCCGGTTCGCGCAGCCCTGCGGCTTCTTCCACCATGCGCAGCATACTGTTCTCCTGCGGCCCCTCCTGCGCCGCCGGAACGTCCTGCACGGTCTCGGCAGGTGTGGCCTCTGCCTGCGCTTCTGCGGCGATCGTTTCCGCCTCTGCCGGTTTCGCGCTTGCTTCCGTGTTCGCGCTTGTGGCCGGTTCTCCGGCGCGCAGTGCAGCGTTTTTCTGCGCGTCTATGCCTTTGGCGATGCCAGCCGCTGTCCCGAACGTGGACAGTGCCGCACCGATCATCGCGTCATACGCGGACTGCGCAAGCATTTCCTTCGCGCCTTCTGCCGTCGTGTAGCTCGACTTTGCCGCTGCGCCCTTGTCGTAGATCGCGCGGATTGCCGGGTTCAGGATGTCCGCCACGGCTTCCTCTGCGCCCTCGCCGACGGCGTTTGTCAGTGCGCGCACAACACTGCGTCCGGCGTCCGTTTTTGCCAGCTTTCCGACAAGCTTTTCCGCCACGTCGTCCGCAGCACCGCCGCCGAACAGCTTACCCACGTCGAAGATCTTCTCAGTCAAAACGTCAACAGCGGCGGCCGCAGCACCGTATGCCACCTGTTTGCCCTCGCTCGCGCCGTCAAGACGTGCCTCACGCGACCCGCTGCCATAGGAGCGCAGGCCCATGTTTGCCAGACCCGCGCCGGGCAGCAGCGCATTGAGCGCCATGTCCGCGCCGAGCTGCAAGCCTCCGCTTGCAATGTCCACAAACGCGCCCGCGGCTTTGCTGCCGCCGAGGTTATCTTTCGCCTTTTCGGATGCTTCTGCCGCCGCTGCCGCCGCTTTGTCTGCCTTAGCGTAGATGCTTTCCTGGTTGCGCTTCCGCGCGGCCTCCGCCTTGCCCTTGTCCTCCTGAGGCACGGCGTTGTCCGCGACGGTCACGCCCATGATCTGCGTTCCGCTGCGCTTGTTGAGAAACGTTCCGGCCGCGTTTTCGTAGGCGCTCTTCGCACCCTCGTAGGCAGACTTTGCGATGTTTCCGCCCGCTTCCGCCGTCTTGCTCTCCTGCATATTGCTCTCGCGGTAATCATCCGTGATTGCCTGATTCGTCAGGGCAAGCGGCGTTGTCGTGTCCGCGCTGTAACCGGCGTCGCCGAAAGCGTTCAGCAGCTTCTCCCAAAAGCTGATGTTCTCTTTCTTCTTCTGCGGCACAGGTTCAGAGATCGGTTCGGTGGCAGGTTTCTGCTTGGCAGCGGCATCCTGCTGTGCTCTCGGCCGTTCGGCCGCGCCTGTGCTTTTGAGCCAGTCGTCAATCGAGATTGTCGCTTTTTTGAACGCCATCTATGGTCTCCTCGCTTTCCGGTCGTTATCTGGAGTTGTTCATGTATTTCATCCGTCTGCGGCTGTCATCGGAAATCAGGCCATTGTCGGACGCGCTCTGGATGTACTGGTTCACTTCCGAAACCGGTACGCCCTGCGAGATCATTTGCTTCACCCGCTCGTAAACGGTCGCGGCGTTTGCAACAGCATTTGCATCCGTGAAGTCAATGTCGTTGTGAGTGACACGGCCGCTGTCCGTTTTATCCCTGACCGGCGTGATTGTGTCGTCACCACCGCCGCTGCCACCGCCCCTTCTTCCGTTTGATGCCGTGTAGCTCGCCGGATATGCGCCTGTGCGCTCGTAGTAGAGCTTCGGGTTCTGCGCGCCCCACACTTTCTGCATCGCGTCGATCTGATCCTGCGAATAGCCGAGCGCGGCGTATCCGGAGAAATCGCCGTACTTGGCGAGCGTCGCGGCCTGCTGTTCGAGTCGGCTGCGATCGTTTTCCGCAAGCGTCGTGTCCACGCTAAGCTGCTTGACCGCCGTGTTGACGATGGAGTTATCCACACGCTGCGCCTCGGCATAGAGTGCCTTCGCGCGTGCCGCATCGTTCTCGCTGATCGCCTGCGCGACCGCGTTCTGATACGCCGCCTTTACCTTCTGCCGCTGCGCCTCCAGATCGGACAGTGCGTCCGCCTCTGCGGACGACACTTTGCCCATGGCTGCGTTCCTGCTGTTCTGCTGCGAGAGCGCGAGCTGACTGCCAGCACCGACATTGATGCCGCTGCCCGCCAACTGTTCGTTCAGGTTCGCGCGGGAAATGTCCGCCTGTGTCGATACCTGCCGCCGCGCCTCGTTGTATGTCTGCGGGATCTTCGCTGCCTGCGCGTCATAGTCCGCCATGTTCTGGTCGTAGGCCGCTTTCAGCGCATCGGTTTTTGCCTTCTGCTGTGCATCGTAGATCTTGTTGATGCTCTCGCTCTGGTCTTTTGCTTCCGGCAGGACGGTGTTGTTTCCAACGATCTTGAAGCCGCTGCCGTCCGCGCCGCCGCTGTAGCCGTACTTCTTGCGGATAAGCTCTGCCTGCTCGTGCGCCTCATTCATGCCGCCCTGATTTCCGGCCTGATGTGCAGCCTTCCACTGCTCACTGAGCGCGGCAATTTTCTGCTTGTCGGCGCTGTTAATGATTGCGTCGTTGTATGCCATCGTGTCACCTCATCACTTGATAGGGAAGAGGGGACACCGCCGCGCCCGGCAGCGTCCCCCGTGTCGATTGTTATTTATGTTCGAGCAACTGTAGCCGCGCCTCGTGGTCGTTGAGCGTGTCCTCGCTGCGCTCGATCTTGTCCCACATCTCGTTGTGCTCCTTGGCGTTTCCGGCGTCCATGCGGTCAATGCGCGCCGTCAGCGCCACAACCGCGTCCGTGTTTCGCTGGATGATGGTGCTCATCCGCCAGCACGCGCCGATCAGCGTCAGCACAAACGCCGCCGCCGAGATCAGGTTTGCAACGGTAACTGTCATCGTTAGCCTTCCTTTCTAGGCTCCTCGTAAGTAAGCGCCTGCGCACTGTCAGAGCTGCCTGCCGTCGTTGGGTCGTTCACCACGCCAAGGATGGACAGCAGCGCGAACACTGCGTTGATGATTGCTGCAAGCTGCTGATTCAAAACACCGAAATCCCACTTGTAGCCGAACGGGGCGGCCACCACCTGCACCAGCAGAAGCAGCGCCGGGATCAGCGCCAGCCAGAAGTTCTTGTTGCGAATACGTACTTTCCAGTTAATGTTCATCATATGTACTACCCCTCCATCACTTGTTTTCGTCGACCATGCGCTGGCACACGATCATCGTGCGCAGCATGTCCATCGTCACGTTCAGATTGCCGTGTTCATCGCCCCGCAGCGCGCCGCGGTCAATCAGCTTCTGCGTTTCTTCCTGCGCCCATGCGGGAAGTTCCGCTACTGTGTTATATCTGGTTGCCATATCGTCGTCCTCCTCGTCTGTAGTAGTGTTTTTCGGCGTCAGCATATCCTTAAACGCCACCCACTGCGCCGGGTCGTCCACCCACGGCATGGGGCAGCGCTTGCCCGTCACGTCGTAGTGCCGCAGCACGTGGTCGGTGTCGATGCCATAGCGCTGCATGATCTCCCGCGCCAGCGTCGCGGCGTTGGCCACGGTCTCCGGCTTGATGTAGTAGCTGCCGTCGGCGCGCTTGCGGCTGCACATCTCGATGCCGATGCTGTTGCCGTTGCGGCACTCGGGGTGCCAGTACGCCCGCGCGCCGCAGTGCCACGCCGTGTCTCCCTCGCGCACGGACTGCATCGCGCCATACTCGTCCACGAAATAGTGCGCGCTGGCCTGCAGGCCGCCCACGCGGTGGTAGTAATCGCAGTTGTTTTTTGCCGTGTCGCCGTTGTTTGCCGTGTAGTGCATCACAATGTACCGCACCGGCAGCGTGCGCCCTGCGCGGTAATTGTCCGTGTTGCAAGAAATAAATCTCATCTGCTGTTACCCCCTTCATTTTGGCGTCAGCGTCGCCGTAAGATTTGCGCCGGTGCCCTTGACGCAGAACTTGATATAATGCGGTGCCGACAACGACGCGATGTTCAGAGTGAAGCCGGTCTTGTCCGCGTCGATCGTAAACGTTCCCGCCGTCGTGGCCTTGGCCTCAATGTAGCCCGCCTTCGAAAACTGCGTTCCGCCAGTCGTATACAACACGAACGCGCTGTCGCCGCCGTTATTGCCGCCGGACCAGTTATTGCCCAGACAATTCACAGCGCCGGTCACGCGGATGGTCGCGCCGTTGGGATATCTGGTCTTGTCGATCGGGATCGCCGCCGTGTGGCCAATGGTCACATAGCCTGCGGCGGCTTTCTCGCTGCCGCTGCTGGTGGAAAGCCGGGTATTGTCCGCATAACCATAGTCCGCCAGCAGGTCGGACGTCGCGGCTTTGACCGTCAGCGCATACTCTGCCGTAAAGCCGCCGTCTGCGGTTTTTACCGTGATCTTGGCGCTGCCCGGCGCAAGCGCTGTGACAACACCGTCGGCCACGCTGGCCACGGTCGGCGCGGAGCTTGCCCACGTCACCGTCTTGTTGCTCGCGTCTGCGGGTTTCACGGTCGCCGTCAGTGTGGTCTGCCCGCCGATGGTCAGTTCGCCGGAGGCAGCGTTGAGCGATACGCCCGTCACGGCCACGGTCTGGATGCCGGTGAAGATCTCGCGGTCATAGCCCGCGCCGTAGCAGAAGGAGTAGACCTTCTGTTGAGACGGGTTGCACACGTTGACAACAAACGCCGTGTCTTTGGCGCTGTTGGCCGTCTTGTTGTAGGTGGTCGTTTCGCCGAACTCGATACCGTAGTATTCCGTGTTGCCGTTTGTGCCGTATTCGTTGTTTCTTGCAAAACACATATTCGGTGTAGCCACGCGCCAGACGTTGTACTCCGTGCCGGCGCCGCTTGCGATAGCGTTGAGCTTTGCTGCCTTGAAGCAATGCACATGGCCGTGGATGGCCGCGAGGATCGCCGCGCTGTTGCTGCCGCTGAAATTCACGGTATTGCCGCTGCTGACGGTGATGCTGCCGCCGTCCACGTAGGCTTTGACGATATTCGACAGGACACACACGCCACCCCAGTCCAGCGGATGGTGGCTGAGGATCAGCACATTCCAGCCGGTCTTTGCGCCCACGGCTTTCAGCGTGTTCGCAAACCACAGCTTTTGTGCATCTGATACATATTCTTTTTCGCTATTTTCGGCGGTGTTCAGGCAAATCACCCGGAGTTTTTTGTTATTAAAATCTCTATAGCAATACCCGCTTGTGGTACTGCCCATGATTGCGCCAGCATTATACGCGCCGACAACATTGTACAACTCCGCAGGGGACAACACACTACTGTTTTGCGCCTTGCTATATTGCAAGCCATCATGATTCCCAAGCGTTCTAAATTGCGGAACACCTTTAAAAGCCTCGTCGATATCTGCGTTGATCTCCGCGAAGTGCTGCCGTCCCTCGGCCAGCGTGGTCGTTGCGCTGCCGGCCGTGTAGTCGCCCAGATAGCACGCAAAGTCGATGCCCGGCAGAATATACGCGAGCGCTTTCATCGCCATGCCAGCGTGCTTGTTGCCGTTCACGATGTTCGCGCTGGTGTCAAGCTGGTGCGCGTCCGAGGCCGCGATAAAGACGATGCTTTCGCTCGTGCGCACGGCCTGCACCTTTTTGGCCACCTCCAGCGCCGCCGCCCGGATCATTCTGCGACCAGTCTGCACCGGAACCGGGGTCACCTTTTTCCCCCTTTTCTCCGCGCGACGGCTTGCCGGTGTCGGTCGTGCCGAGATGCCAGGTCCCGTTCGCACCGATCGTCGGCGTGATGCCGTCCGCGCCTGTAGCCCCCGGTTTGCCATCTGCGCCATCCTCAACCGTGGCAATGGCCGACCCGTCCACGCTGATTGTCGTTGTCTTGCCGGACTTGGTGGCCGTTACCAGCGGGCTGTGGCCGTCCTTCCCCGCGGCGCCTGGGTCGCCCTTTGGGCCTTCGATCACAACAAGTGGCGTGTCAACGGCTGTGACTACCTCTTCTCCAAGCACATCGAGGATCTCGGCTTCGATCCTGCCGCTCATTCCATCAACTCCTCGTCCGTGCATTCCAGCACTTTGATTTTCGGGTTTTTCTTCGTCTTAATGATATTTCCCGCGCCCTTGAAGTTGCAGGTGATCTCCAGCTCCGCCTGCCCCACGTCGAGGGACATCGTGTCTTCCTGCGTCAGCGTCAGCATGAACCGGTCATTTGCGTTGTCGTACCGCACCGCGTCCGGCCACGTCTTGCGCAAACTGTCTCCGAGCTTGAACGCGATCTCATCCACGTTGCCAAGCGGAAACACGTCCATGTCGTTGAACTTCACGCGCACGGGAACGGTCTTTGCCTCACCGCGTTTGATATATGCCATATCATCACCTCATACTTCCCAAGCCCCGGTTACGCCGTGCGCTGCCAGACATATGCCGCCAGATATGGCGGCATATTGTTGTGAGCCGCACCGCCGCCCGCGACGCTTGTTTTCGCCAACTTTGCCCACCACGTTTTGTCGCTGGTGTAGCTAACGCTCGGCCAGCCGCTATAGCCACTCGGTGCGCTGCTGTCGCCGCCGCCGTTTCCGGCATACTCGTCATGGTAGTGGTTTGGCATCTCTTGCGCTGTCAGCGTGTGTGTCGCTTCGCCCCCGGTCGTGCCCGCTTTGTATTTCGTGCCTGCCGCCAAGATGAACGTGTCTTTGATCTGCGTCCATGTGCCACCGAACAGCGTTGCCGGGTTGTCGCTGGACGCAGAAAAGTAAAACGCGCCAACCGGGTACACTTTCAGGAAATAGGCATTCAGCACACTGTCCAGAGCGTCACTTGCGAGTTTCTCCGCCGTTACGGCCCCGGCCGCGAGTTTCTCCGCCGTCACGGCTCCGTCAGCGACCTTGTCCTTCGTCACAGCGCGCATCGCGATCTTGTTGCTGGTGACTGCGGCAGTCGCGATTTTCGCCTGAGTTACACTCTCCCCCGCGAGTTTGCTCTCCGTAACAGCGCCGTTGAAAATATGCCGCTCCTGCACGGCGCTCGAGGCGATTTTGCTCGCCGCGACCGCATTATTCGCCAATTCCGGACTACCAATCGTTTCGTTGGCAATCTGGTGATAAGTCACCGCGCCCTTCGCGATCTTTTCCGTAGTCACCGCACCGCCCGCGAGTTTGTCCGTAGTCACAGCTCCGTCTGCGATGCCGCCCTGCGCCACACCGGCGATCTGCGCCTGCACGTTCTCGATCGCTTCCTGCACGTTGGTTTTGTTCACCGCCTCTGTCGCGGCAAAACCGATGCATTTTGCCGCGCTTTCACCGCCGAGCGCCGCGACCAGATCGTTCAGCGCCTTTTTCAGCAGGTTTCCTGCAAGGTCAAACTTCGCTTTCAGAGACGCAGCTGACAGGCCGCCAACGTCGTTCGGCTCGTCGTCCAGTTTGGAGATGATGTTCATGTCCTCGTTGCACGTCGGAAGTGCCATATGTAACCCTCCTATCGCACATATCCTGTGAACCGCACGCGGATGTCGGCACTCGTCACCGTTGCCGTCGTGTCTGCGTCATCGTTCGTCAGGATGAGCTTGTAGTATGTAAATTTCTTTGCTTTCAGTTTCAGCCGCGTCATATACGGGCGCTTGTTTGTGTTAAACGACCAGTGCGCAAAATTTGCGTGGCCAAACGCTGCGCTGTTGCGGAAAACCAGCATCTTTGAAAAATCCGCCTTGCGGTCTGTCATGACCGTCACAGTCATTGACCCGGCGTGCGTTGGCACGAGACCAATCCATAGCATGGCGGAGTATTTGCGCATGAAATCCGCGCCGAAGTGCATGTTGCCGCTCTCCCATCGCGCGTCGATCGCTTCGCCGCAGTCGCTGCGGAATGCGTTTGAAATCTCCACAAGCGTGTTGCCGCGCGCACCGAGCAGCCTGCCGTATACGCGGTAAAAGTGCTTGACAGGGAAGTTCGTGTACAGATACCAGACATTGAGACCGTAGTTGTGCACAACGGCCATGTCACCATATATGCAGTACCATTCCTTGCGGTCGTTGTCGTCCCAGCAGTACGCCTGCCGGAGATCGAAACTCTGCAACGTTTTCCACACGCGGTCGGAAATGCGCTTTGCCTGCCGTTCGTCGATCGTCAGGTTGCTGGAATAGCTGCTGTTGTTTTTCCATGTGTAGATGCTCTCCCCAAACAGGGTATAGGGGCTGTTGTCCACAAGCCGCACCTGACCGGGAGCAATGTTGCCGATGGCCTTGTTCACCTGCGTCCAGTAAAACGCTGGGAGGATCTTCCCCTCTGCGTTCGTCACTGTGCCGTACTGCACGGAGTATGCGCTATCTTCTTTGAACGCCAGCAGCCGGGAGTAGTGGCGGATCATCGCCGTGATCGGCGTGTTCTCGTCGCCGATGTCCAGCACATTCATGTCCGGGAAGTATTCCGCGGTCGGGTTGCCGTCGATGTCCAGCCCGGAGTACAGTGCCTTGTTGCTTCCGTCACCGTAGAGGAACACACGGTTGTCCGTCGCGCCGTTGTAAAGCTCTGCAAACTTCATTGCCCTGACCGTGCCGGAATCATCAGATGCCACGGCGTACTCCACTTCGTACACATCTGCGCCGGCAGGTGGCACGCTCGTGAATGTGATCTTGCCTTCTGCAAACGTATAGTCCGTACCGGCTGCCAGCGCTGCGCCTGTTGCCCTGTTTTTCACGCTCACAGACAGCGTTCCGCTTTCCGGGCATACATACACCGATGATTTTCCGTCCGTAGCAATGCGGTATTTTCGCTTGCTGGATAGCTTGTTGATCTGCTCCAGCTCCGTGCCGCTGCCGTCCGCGCCCACGCTGACAAGCACGGTCGGGACGTACCCGGTCACATCGGAGAGCTTGTGGCCGTCAAACACCTTGTACTGCGTGCCGTTTAGGATATAGAGTTTTTCCCGGAACCCGAAAAACTCCGTATGTGCGTCGGCAAGCGTGCCAAGCGCTGAGACCGCCGTAGTGGCTGGAAATCCAATTTTCCACAGCTTCCCGGCAGCGGCCGCTACCTGCACATATTCTCCGCCGACGTAGCCGCACCACGTTCCCTGAATTTCTCCGGGGAACGTATGCACGGCTTTCATACCGGGGCGCTTTCGCAGCGCACCGTCCTGCGTCACGCGCCAGTTGCGCATATCCGAAGCCTCTCCGAGCTTCAGGCTTGTGTCGTCTGTTCCCGCCTGATTGACGCCGAGCCATTTCTGGATTCCGACGATCTTTTCGTTCATGCGCGTCACCAGCTCCCAAATTCGCTATACTCGATGCCGCCGTACACGTCCTCGACCGTGCCCATGCTGCACTGCGCGTTTGCCTTGTGCATCGCCACGATCTCGTTGTAGCGCCGCTTGAACCGGTCGGATGCCTCCGGGTTCTCGTCCGTCAGGAGAGCGGAAGCAAGGCCGTATGGCATCGCGCCGAGCGCAAGCGTGTTGTCGATCTCAGAGATCGTGTCGTCGAATTCCTCGACAGGCCGCCAGCCGGATGCAGTTTTCCCGGCCTTCTTTGTCTCCGAAAACGGGTACAGCTCCGCGATCATGGTGTTGATGATCGACACGGTGCGGTATTTATATTCGTCCGTGTCCGTCGTCTGCGGTTTCCCACTGTCACTCAGCTCGTCCATGATGGACATTGCCGCATCGAACACGTCGCTGACTTCTGCCATGTTGTCACCTCGTCGTTATTATTTAATTTAAAAGGAGGCGGTGTTGCCGCCTCCTTTGTTGCTTGGTCAGGCGGCCGCCGTCATGATGCCGGAATCGAGCGTGCCGGTCTTGCTGGCGTAAGCCTTGACCTCCGTACCTGCGGCAATGCCGGTCGGCTTCGCGCTGGCGCTGTAGGTCTTCGCCGTGGTGGAAGTCTTCGGGTTGCTGCCGTCGGTGGTGTACTTGATGGTTTCACCTTCACCGGCAGTCAGCGTCATCGTGCCGCCGGAAACAGACATCGTCGGGGTCGTGCTGCCAGCGGTCGCGTGCACGCCGATGGCGTATGCCTTCTTGTCCAGCACGAAGCTGTCGAACATCACGCGGTACTCCGCCACATCGCCGTCGATGCCGAGCGGGTTCTTCTGGATGCGCATGGTCTGGTTCTTCACCGGATCGACGCTCGCGCCCTTGCGGAAGATCACGAAGTTGACGCCTGCGGGCAGATAGCTGTCCGGGATTGCGTACACGTCGTTGCCGTCGAGCTTGCCCAGAGAGCCGTTTGCGACGGCGTCCTTGCCCAGCACGTCAATGCCGACGATGTAGTCCGACAGCTTGCACTTGGCGAACAGCGTGTGGCCGATGAAGATTGCGCGGTTATCGGCCGGCACGAGATGGTTGGACATCTCCGCGCCCATGTTGACAATGGCGTCGATGGCCGTCTTGCCGGTCAGCGCGGTAGCATTGACGGTCACAACACCGGCACCGCCGACCCACTTCTGCAGGCGGTACTTGTCGATGCTCGGGGTGACCTTGCCGTCCCACGTCGCCTTCATGCGCGCGTTGCACTGCTTGACGTTAAACTGTTCGGCAGCGTTGCCCGCGTCGATCGAGAACGTGCCGCCCTTGTCCTGCGTCATGCGCATGGTCTGAACGGTGTCGCCCAGCTCTTTGATCGTGCCGAATCGGCTGGAACCGCTGCGGGTGTAGTCGCCGAAGTCGCCCTCATCGGAGCTGTACACGTTGATCGCGTTCACGCCGACAAAGTCGTAATCCTTACCGGCAAACGCGTCGGTAACGCTCTTCTGGTGGAAACGTTCGTCGAGCTTGGTGCTGTATTTGTCAAAAACATTGATTGCCATTATGTAATTACCTCACTTAAAAATTCAGAATTTCAGGCGGAGGCAAGCCCTATGTTCACGTGGTCAGTTGCCGTCGTACCACAGCGCGTCAAACGCTTCGTCGCTGCCGGTCTTCCCGGCACTGCTCTGGCTACCGGTGCTTCTCGCGGCGTTCGCCGCGTTCCGGTCGCGCGTCGCCTGCTCGGATTTCATGCGCGCGATCTCTGCCTCCAGCGCCTTGTTGCGTTCTCTTGCGTAGGCCGAAACCAGCGTTTCACCGCGGTTAAAGGCTTCCCACACGCCGTTCGGAATGGAGGCCGGGTCAACGTCGGGATAGGCTTTTGCAAATGCGTCAAAGCACTCGCCGCGCCATTTCTCGTTCGCTGCCTGCTGCTCCTGCTCCTGCTTCTGGGGTGCCAGTGCTGCCCGTTCCTGATCGAGCGCGCGGCGCTCTCTGTCGAGCTTTACGCGCTCGAGCGCCATGCCGTCGTCGTCGATGCCGTATTTACTCTTGGTAACGGCAATGAGCATGTTTTCCACAAGCTCCTCGACGGTTGTGCCGCTCTGATTTGCCAGCTCCTGCAGCGCGTTCTCGTGTTCCGTGAGCGTCGCCAGTTGCTGTTTCTGTTCGGACACCTGGGTTTCCAGTTGCGTGTTTTTCTCGGTCACGCGGTCGTAGTCCATGCCCTTCTGAGCAAGCGTTACGACCTCGTCCCGGTTGACATTTTTCGTCTCGCCGAGGTGCTTTAGCTCAAACAGTTGGCCGTCTGTCTGCGCCTGCTGCTCCTCGTTCTCGCCCGGCTGTGCGGCATCTGCATCCTGCCCACCGTCGTTCTGTTCGATCTCCGGCGCGGCGTCGTTGCCCTGCGGCTCCGTGTCCGGCGCGCCCTGCGCGTCGTCCTCAACGTCGGCAAAGCTATCCGCCGTGATGTCGCTCCAATCGTCTGCGTCCGCCGTAAAGGCGGTGTTCATGTCGTCTGCCATGTCAAAATCCCTTCTCCCGCTATGGTCGGCGGGTGCGGCGCTATGGTCGGCGCCACGTGTTGAAATTTATCCGGTAATGTATTTGCAAGGCGGTTTTCCGCCGAGCGTTCGTTATTCGGCCGTTCCGGTCTGCATGACCTTGCGCTGCAAGTCACCGAAGCCGCCGCCGCCGCGAATGGGCGTCTTCTGGCCGATATCGACCAGAGCGCCGGTCTCCGGCGTGCCGCCTGTGCTCGGGCCCTCCGGCTGCATCATCTGCTGCTGTGCCGCCTGCTTGCGCGAGGCGATCAGTTCCTGCCGCTTCGGGATGTAGCCGTCCGGGATGCGCTCAAGGTATTCCTCAATCGTGATCTTGTCCTGCATCAGCAGGTTATCCAGCGTCTGCACCGACGCCATCTCCGACCAGTACGAGCTTGCGCCAACGTCAAGTTTCAGCGCCATCGGCATATCGTTCAGAATGCCGTAGTCGAACAGCACGGTTTCCAGCTCCTCCGGGTCTTTCCCAGCAAATGCAAGAATGTCCGAGCCTACGTCCGGCATAGACACCTGCACTTTGCGTTCCCCGTAGTACGCCGCCATGAAGTCCAGATAGATGCGCCCCAGATCTTCAATGGATTTGTAGAGGTTCTGCTTCGTGATCTCCGACGGGATACTGGCAGCGCGCTGCAGGGCGATAATGGCCGACGTGTTGTCCGGCCGCGTCTCGCCAAGCGCCGCACTCGTCGCGCCGAGAAACTGCCGCGTATAGTCCACGCTCGTCTGGATAAACTGCGCGATCTGCGGGCTGATCTGTGCCGGGTCGATGATCTTTGCCACGCCGGACACGTCGCCGCCATTGACGCCGATCGCGGCGCCGACTGCGTTGTTCCATTTCGGGATGCGTGTCTTGTCGTACACCGTGCGCGGGAATGCGCTCGTCATCAATGAGATCATGGACATTGCAAACAGCTTATTGACAAAGATCTGGTTCGGGATCAGGCCGGTCACGAGCGCCTGCCCGTGATAGCTGTCGGGAATGTAGTCCCAGTTGATCCACGTCACCGGGTAGAGCCGCAGCCCCATGTCCCACGGCTCGCGCAGCATGACGCGCCCGGAGACTTCGCATGCCCACACCGTGCCGGTCTTGCGTTCCTTCCACATCCGCAGCAGCACCGTACTGCGCTCTGAGCTGTTTTTGTAGCTGTCAGTGTTGTGGCTCTCGGTATCCGGCTGAATGTCGTTCCAGTGCGGATTTCCGGCCTCCTGCGCTGCTCTGCGCAGCTCCTTCGTCATTTCTCGCCGTTCGATGAGGATGTATGGCTGCTTCTGCGGGTCACGGCACGCTGTGTTACCGAAGCCGACGCGCATATTGTCCACGATCTCCGTACGGATGCCGCCGCGCAGGCCGAATCCGGCATCTACCGTGTCGTCCCAGAACGTGAACAGGCAGCTATCACCGTCCACGGCGGCGTTTCGCATATACTCGCGCACAAGGTTCGGCACGCGGTTGAATTCAAACAGCCGGTCAAACTCCTTGTTGACGATCTCCGCGACACGTTCCACGTCCTCCGGCGTGCGCTCGCACGCAAGCGGAGTAGCCTGCATCTTGATATTGTCGGTCGTGATGTTCGCAACGGAAAACAAAACGACCTGTTTCAGGAAGTTGTATACCGGCGTCGGCAGACCCTTCGCGTCCACGCCCTCCCATTGCTTGCCAATGAAGAAGTTCTCGTTGGCGCGCACCGTCTCGTCGAGGTTGACAGCAGTGTTGTAGCCGAGCATTTTCTGGTACTCTGCCTGTACCTGCTCCGGCGTGATCTTCTTGCCAAACTCGTCAGGCATCGTCACTCACGTCCTTTTTTCCGGCCATCAGGTAGCTGTAGTTCATGAGGTTGGACACCCCGTTGGAGAAGTCCTGCGCCATCTGCAGCGCCTGTTCCACCTGTTCAGCGTGCTCCTCGTCTAGCTTGTCCGCTCGCTCGCACAGCGCGGCCGCAGTCTCTTCCAGTGCCTCTACGCGCTTTTGCAGCTGCGACACGTCAAGCGATGTGTCTGCCAGCATATCCATCGTCGCGTCCTGAAACGCCCGCAGCTCGTCGTCCCAGCGCCGCAGGCTTACCATCGTCAGCACAAAGCACGCCGCGATCACCAGTAGGCCGGTCAAACCGATAGTGTTCATGTTTCCTCCTGTCTTCCTCCTAATAGCTGATATATCCGGCAGACGGTGCGTCTCCGGTCATGAATTCCTCGTAGCCCTCCTGCGCGTCCTCGTCCTCGTAGATGATCTCTGATTGGTTCGCGTCTCTTGCGTCCGCACGCATTGTTCTCGATACGCAGTAGTAGCGCACGGAATCGACCGTGTGCGTGATCTCGTGCGGCTCTTTTGCACAGTCGTTCGGGTTGCGCTCGTCCGCCTGAATGTCCTCGAGATCTCCGATCGTCCGTTCGCAGGTCTGGAAAAGCACGAGCCCCGGTTTTCCGTCCGGCATATTTGCGAGCGCTTCCTTCACTTGCATGAAACCCTGCACGCGGTTGTTGCTTGCCCGCACAATGGGCACACCCCACTGCATGAACACCTCTGCCATCGTCTTGCCGGTGTCCTTCTGGCGCGACCAGATGTCCGGCGGGGCAAAGGTGATCTCTATGTGCTCGTCCGGCATCGTCATGTCGAGGATCTGCTTTGCTGCATCCCGCACGTTCAGATCCGGCTGCACAAGCTCGCGGTACATGTAGGAGCGCCCGTTTTCGTCCACTGCGTACCAGCCGACGGCAAGCATATCCAGACCGTAGTCGAGCGCCCTGTACCGCTTCCAGTGCTTTGGGATCTGGAACGGCTTGCAGGTGTGCGTTGCCTTGCTGAATTCCGGGAAATACGTGCCGCACAGTGCGTCCCAGTCGCCGTAGCGGTGCGCCTTGCGGATGTTCTCAGGCAACTGAGAGAGCGCCTGCAGATAGCCCGGAGAGGATTCAAGCAGGTCTTTGTTGTCCTCGACCGTTGCGAAAATGAAGCTGTAGTCGTCCGGGTTCTCGTTCTCCTCCGGATTGTCGGAATCTGTCTTGAAGTTTCGGTCGATAAACAGGCGCTTGACCCATCTGTGCCCGACGCCGCCGGGGTTGCACGTCAGGTAAAAGCGCTTCGGGATCTCGTTGACGCCGCGCAGGCAGCCGCCGAGAAAGCGAAATTCTCGCTCTGTAAACTGCGTAGCCTCGTCCATGAAGATCCAGTCGTATTCCTGGCCTTGGTATTCGCTCTCGGACGTGATGCCGCTCCAGTGGCCGAAATGGATGGTCGAGCCGTTCTGAAAGTACAGCGTGTGCAGTGTTCCGTTGTAGCTAGTCAGCTCCTGCGGCACCATCTTCAAAATCGGCTCAATGTGGTTCGACTGCAGCTCCGGGTATGTCTTTCGCACGATGAGGATGCGGATGCCCGGCCATGTAAACGCGCCGCCTACTGCCTTGATGCGCACAGCGTGCGTCTTGCCGCCGCCTCGCGCGCCGCCGTAGGCCGTGTACATCGTTCGGCTCTGATAAAACAGAAGCTGCTTCTCGTTTGCGTGCCCCGGATCCCATGTGAAATTTGTCTGCGTGCTTCGCTTCTGCTTCGGCATGGCATCCTCCGTAAATGCAGAAACGGAGCCAACTGCATTCCGCAGTCAGCTCCGTTCAGCTCTTATGCCCGGCCGTTTCCGGGCACGTCGTTATTCTGTTTCTGTTTCCCGAAAGGCGACCTTGCGCTTTACTTCCAGCACAAGCACGCCGTCTTTCGTTTGCTTTACCTCGGCGGTATTCCCGCGGCCGATAATGTCCAGAATCGCCCGGAGGAGAGTTTCATTTTTCTGCATAGGGTACCTTCACATTGCAGCCCCGGCATTTTTCCGCCACCCATCAAGGTAAATGACAGGCGCGGCCTTGCTCGCCGGTTGATAGCCCATCCGCACACCGTAGCCGCCGCCGTAGTCCAGCGCAGCCGCAGTGTTAACAAACAATCGTTCAACCGGCTCCGCGCTCCTCGTAGAAGCATTTGCCCGGAAGAAACAATCCTTAAACACGGCGGGGGAGTGCGTGTGCCCGCAAACATAAACGTCTGCATCGACGATCTGCGCATAGTCCGCAAGCCGGTTGATCTTGCCGCCAATCTTGCGCCCACCGCCGTTGCCGTGGTTGACGTAGATGGAGTACGTTGTCTGCCGTCCCTCGCTCTTGCGCCGGGAGTTTTCACCGAGTGATACGAATACGAGCGCTGCGTCCGGAGCGTACCGGTTGCCCGCGCCCAGCTCGTTTGCGATCAGCCATGTAATGTCGATGCCGTCTGCACGATATGTCCGCTCTTCGTGGTTGCCGGGAACAGCGCACAGGATGCGCCCTTTCAGCGGAGCAAACGTCTTGTTTGCGAGCTGGATCTGCTCCATAGGGGACAGCTGCGTGCTGTAGATGTCTCCGATGCTGCTTCGTGTCGCATTGTCGATCAGGTCGCCCGCAAGGATAACGTAGGCGTTGTCTCTCTCCGCAATGTCCGCCACGCGCTTTTGCACGCCGCGAATATCGCAGTTCGGGTCGGAAAGATGTACGTCCGCAATGACGTGCACTTCGATTTCGTTTTGCTGCTTCGGCAGCTCCACACGGATAACGTGCAAACGCTTCACCTCATTCGTTACACGGCTGTTGCGCGCCTCGCTTATAAACCAATTCCGAGCAGCAGCTCAGCGCGCCAGCCTCCCGCTACAGCAGGAAAGCTGCTTTCTGCCGGTTTTTCACGCTCCGGTCAATCCGGTCGTCTGGTCTTGGCGGCAGCCCCCGGGCTTGCACCGGGCGCGTCCCTCTTAGAAAGCTGCCGTAGAAAGGGAAGCTGCGGCATCCTGACTTGCACAGGATTTCAGCGGAAAGGAGATGAAACGCTTAGGCCACTTGCCGCCGCAGCAGTGTTTACCGTCGCTTCCGACGCTTGATTCCCGGATAGTGCCGGGTTCACATTTGCTCTGCGCCGTCATAGTTTTTTGAAAGTGAGCAACAGGCACAGGAGGCCCGGCCTTTTTCCGGCGCGGAGTGGCCTCGTTCGCAAACGCGAACAGCAAGCACTCAGCCGCAGCGCGTATCCTGCGCCCGCATTCGGCTTGTTGGATTAAGCGTTACTTGAAAGCACTGTCGCCGCCGATCCCGTCTGTCTTGATCGTCAGCTCCTGCGCGTGAACGTCGATCACAGGCTTGTCGATGTACCCGCCGTTTTTCGGTTGCTTGAGCAGGAAGATGATCCCGCCGCTGCCCTTCGGGTTTTCAGCCACCATGCGTGCATAGACCGCTTCCCGGTATGAAACCAGCTTCTCGAGCTGCTCTCCATATCCGTCATATTCCCCGCATTCGTTTGCCCGCCATCGCGCAAGTGTGCGCGGCGCAATGCCGAGATACTTCATCAGCGCATAGTCGTCCATGTACTGTTTCCCGTCCTCGCACTGCATGATAAACTCGTCGATCAGAACGCCAAGCTCTTCGGCGGTTTTGATTTTGCGCGGTCTTGCCATAGAATCACCCCATCACTTATAGTATAGCATCAAACGTCGCAAAAACTAAATGCACAACCCCAGATAATGTATGAAATACCTTTGGAAAGACGTGTACGATTGTAAAGACGTGGAAAACATAGCGGGTTGAGCTTGCGCTGAGCGGGACGATGTTTGGCGGGAAGTCTCAAAAGGCTGTGTGTCGTAACGCATGGGCTGTCGCCTGAGAGCTGCCCCGTTTTTCCGGCACCCCGGGGGGGGAGGGGGGGAGGGGGGCACACCCGGAAACGTCGAACGAAATACACACCACACACCAGCGCGCGCCGTGGATGATTGGCCGCGCGCCTGAACACCTAATTGCCATTGACGCATGACACTGCATACACTGCGCATGAACTGAATAAACTACCAGCTTTGCAGAACGGAAACACCGCGGAAACCATGAGTTATTCGGCAAAATGTAGGTTATGCCGAATTTACAAATTGATGAAGCCATTGAAAATACTAGCTTTTTGCGAAACTGCATGAATATGCATAGTATGCAGCACCGAAAACGGTCACGAAAAGTGCATCAGTATGCACCAGATCGCCGCCACAAAACCAGCCACAGCAAGCCCCACAATTTTTTTATCCGATGCCACAACGCGAATTTTGTACGGGATAATGGGATCATATCATCATCATATCATCATCACATCACTGCATCACCGGCACGCAGCCAGAGCAACACCCACGCAAAGAGGGGGGGACTATAGGGGGGGTAATTTACATAGCTAAGTAATAGCTATTACACAGCTATACCGTAGCTATTACATAGCTATGTCATAGCTATTTAAATATCTATTCCATACCCGCGAGACACTCAACGACCAAAGAAAAGAAAAGGAAAGTATAGAGGGAGAGATCGCCCACGCAAAAAATTTTTGCAAAAAGGGCTTGACATACTGCATCGAGTATGCTATCTTGTAAATGCAGCCGGGGAACGGCAGCGAAAGGAGATGATCCCCGCGGCAAGAAAAACCACCACCAGCACGGAAGTAAAACGCCGGTATAATGACCGCGTTTACTGCAAAGTTCAAGCGGAGCTGCCACGCGATACGGTAACGGCATTCAAGGCCAAGTGCAAAGTCAAAGGCATATCGCAAGCAAGCGTTTTACTTGAAGCCATCGAAAACTTTTTAAGGGACTGAACGTCCCTTAAAAATATACATACTCGATTGAGTATGCCATACATGAAAGGAGAACAACTATGAAATACTTTACCAACATCCGCACCCTTGACGAGCTGAAAGCAGCTTACCGCCGTCTCGCCCTGAAGTGCCACCCCGACATGGGCGGCAGCACGGAGATCATGCAGGAGATCAACGCCGAGCATGACGCGCTGTTTGAGCAGCTCAAGCGCCAGCACAACGCCCACGCGGACGAGTACCACCAGACCACCGAGACCGCCGAAGAATTCCGCGAGATCCTCGACGTGTTGCTCGGGCTTCCCGGGCTTACGGTCGAGCTTTGCGGCTCGTGGCTCTGGATCAGCGGCGAGACGCGCCAACACAAGGACGCGCTAAAAGCCGCCGGTTGCCGCTGGAGCAGCAGCAAGACGATGTGGTACTGGCGGCACCCGGAGGATGCGCGCGGACACTACCGCGGCAAGCGCAGCATGAACGAGATCCGCAGCAAGTACGGCAGCCAGGTCTTTGACGCAGACGGCCGCGAGCGCACCGCATACAACCGGCTTGGGGCGACGGCGTAAGCCGTCCCCGGCCGCGCTCCGTCCGCCGGTAAAAGTCCGGCGCTGATGAGCAAGAGCGAAACGGAGGTTGCATCATGTATCAGATTATCAAGTATTGCCGCGATTGCGGCGCTTATTCCGGCCGTGAGTTTGGGCGCAAGGCCGACGCGGTGCGGTATGCCCGTGCTTGCGTCTGCCCAGATTGGGAGTATGTCGCGGTTATCAGCACGCGCACCAAGCGCGTCGATGTGCTCAAGGGCGCGCCGATGATGGTGCGCTATGCGCCCGGATGCACCGAGTACAAGCGCGGGAAGCTCTGCGCTATCTATGGGGGGTGATTACAACGAGTTATCACGATTTGCTTACCATGTACGGCGGCGAGCAGCTCGAAGCCGAGCAGCGCGTATATATCTACGTGCAGCAACCGAAGCGGTATAAGACGCCGGAAGACATCGCCCGCAAGGATGCCGACATTGCGCGCCAGATCGAGCGCATGCAACGCTTGATTGACGATTTGCGCGACTATCGCGTAGCACTGGCGCAGCGGTACGCCGAGCTGGAAACGATGCCTTACACGCGCGTTTTGACGCTCAAGCGCGACCCGAGCTATAAGGGCCGCATTACCTACTGGGTGACGATCACGCGCCGGATGTCTGACGGCACGGAGACCGACGAACTGTGCGAGCAGTTCCACGGTCAGGATCGCGCGAAAGCGTTTGCTCGCTTCGCCGCCCTGCAAAAGCAATACCCCGGCATTGCATCCGTTAAGGATGTAGCTCGCAGGAGCTGGGAATAATGGGAAAGCATTGACATTGATCGTTAAGTGCGGTATGTTTTCGTTAAACGTAGTTTTCAGGGGGTATATATCATGATGCAGACGATTAAGGGCACAGCCTCGCGCAATGTTATTTTTGGCGGTATCACTTACGTGTTGGCGGAAGATATCTATTATGACGCTAAAGATTGGGCGCCGATCGAGCCACGCGCACAGGTCAAAAGCCCGGAGGGCGCAGAAATATATTGGTATTTTCCAGATGCCGACAGTCTCGCCGCGTGGATTGATACCGACAATTTAGATACTTGTATACAGGGTGTTTTGACCATGGATTAGGATAGTCACATATACAATAACAGCCGTACCGGATATATTCCGGGGCGGCTTTTTTGCGCTTTCCTAGCCCGCTGGAGCTGGGAATAATGGTAACGCCCGGCATCCTGCACAACTTCAGCCCCAATTTTTGTGCATATTTATTTCAAATAAACTCGATGTTTCTGCTGACTTTATATAAACTCTGTTATATATTTAAACCATCAAAAGGGAAAACACGATAGGCCGACAGGCTGGAAAGGACTATATCATGGCAAAAGCAACTGCAACCTGCACCTGCGCCACCTGCGGCGCAATGTTTACGCGCACCAAAATCTGCCGCAATCGCCGCGAGGCGGATGGCTGGGAGGTGTGGGCAGCCGCAAACTTTGATGAGTGCGATGCTTGCTACACTGCGCGCAAGGCATCCGAGCGCGAGGCTGCCGCAGCAGCAGAGACTGAGCTGCCCCTGACGCTGCATATGACCGGCTACCCGTACAAAGACAGCACGCCGGTCGTCCTGTTTTTCGGCGGCGACACCATGCCGCACAAGGATGATATTAAGGCGCTCGGATACCGCTGGGTCTTTGCGGATGACTACATCACCTACGGCTACAGTGTCCAGCGCGGGGAGCAAAAGTGGATCAAGGTCGTCCCTCAGGAGGACGCCTACGACGAGATCAAGCGCGCGAAGGCGCTCGGCGCCGTGATCGACGATAGCATTGTAGATACGGAGTATCTTGCCAAACAAGCCGCCGCCAAGCGCGAGCGCGTCGCGGCCGCTGAGGCATCCGGCATCACGGAGCCGGTCAAACCGGTATGCTACCCGGCCGGCCGCTGGAACGGCAAGGTCTACGGCACGGCGGCTTATGGCTACCGTATCTATGTTGATAACGCTGAGGTGCAGATCAGCGGCGATGACGCCGACGCGCTCAAAAAATACGCCGATGCTCTGGAGGTCTGGCGCAAAGCAGTAAAAGCAAAGGAGTAGCCATCGCAAACCACCAGCCTCCCGGCGATGCCGGGAAACAATCGAAAGGAGAATTTTACCATGAAAAAGATCATCAACAAAAAGCTATACGACACTAGCACGGCGACGTGCATCGCTGAGTACAGCGGCCCGGCGCGCGTGTCGGACTTCAGCTTTTACCGCGAGACGCTGTACCGCAAGCGCACAGGGGAGTATTTTATCCACGGCGAGGGCGGCGCGAGGTCGCGCTATGCATCGTATGAGTATGGGCTGATGTCGTGGGGCGAGCAGATCCTCCCACTGACCTACGACACCGCGCGCGATTGGGCCGAACACCACATGGACGCGGACGCCTATCAGGACGAGTTTGGCCCAGCCGCAGAGGACGATTCGCGCACGGTGATGAGTCTTTCCGTTCGCGCCGACACCGCTGATAAGGCGCGCCGCGCCGCGGCCGCGTCAGGCTGCAGCATCTCCGAGTACGTCGAGCATGCGCTGTTGGCGCAGCTTGGAGGAGATACAGATGCGTGACCGATCACGCGGTTAGCATTTTCGTTAGCATTTCGCTAGCGAAATGCGTCTGCATTATGCGAAAAATAATCGTAAATCCGCGATGTTTTTCGCACTGCAAAGATTTCCGAAAGCACCGCAAAGCATTGATATACAAAGAAAAACCAGCAATCACAATGGATTGCTGGTTTTCTCTATTTTGGTGCTCCAGCGGGGATTCGAACCCCGGACACCCTGCTTAAAAGGCAGGTG